TTACGTTTTGGGCACTGTAGCAACAAGTACAATTTTCATACCCAAAAACAGGGCCAGAAATTGTATATGATGAATGAAGACTGCCTGACCCCATAAACATCGCCGGCCAAATAGCAGGTAGCCCGTATATTTGAGTTACACCACGGGTATTACATACCGTACACCAAGTAGCGGAACAATCAAATGTGTGGGGTATGTTAATTTGGTCACTACTGCTATCCCAGCAGAAGTTATACCCGCTGCAAGAAGACGGGTTGCATCCAAGGTTAGTTAATGGCCCACATTGCGACCAAGCTGTAGTGGGATTTGCATTACACCAACAGTTATAGTCTGGAATAGCACCCCTTGCCTGCAACAAAAAGTTAGGGTTAGTTACGGACCAAACACAAGTACATTGTGTACTAACTCCGGGAGTAGTTTGCGTTGCCCAGCAACAATAGGCGCATGCTGTAACTAAGCAAAAAGTTTCTCCCGGTGTGACCGTTACGTTTGCAACAGCATAGGATCCGGTCGGCCCAAACGGGGCACCTCCGCAACAGCATTGACTACTGTTTCCACCTCCCGCTCCCCAAAGTTGAAATTGGACTTGCGTTACCCCTGCTGGAACAGTGAAAAGGCATGCTCTATCGCAGCGAAAGTTCCCCGAATCATCGCAAACCTTAATCCCATTTGCGCGAGGCGCGGTAAATGGAGTCAAATATCTTTGCCAATATTGCACCATAGGCGGGCATTGTGTATTAATGGTACGCCCATAGCAATTATATAGAGGAGCTAAATTGTTATTTGCAAACCAATCAATACTTAATGGAGCGCCTGGATTTATCGCACTAAAAACATAGTCCTGCAAAAGCCGTTGGTTTTCTTTGACCGCAGCGTAAAGTATTACGTCACTCATTTGTTTCCCCTATTATAAAGAAGGGTCTGGAAGTTGGTTAAGTAACTTCACAACGCTGACCGGGATTTTAGGAATTTCAGCTTCGTTGACCGACACAAATTTCCACGGATAAGCAGTTTTGATTGTATCAATGTAAGCATTGATACTGGTCATAAATGCGTTAAGCTGAGTTTGCTCCTCCCCCTCAAAAGAATATGTGTTGAGATATTTTTCAACGTATTTCTTACGAGCTACAGCTTTTTCCATGTTTGCATGGTTTGGGTCTTTTACAAAAGTATCTAATTGGGGTTTACCCGCCAAAACAACTGGCCTAAAGTAATCGGATACTCTAGGATTAGTTATCTTCTTATGTACCGAACCATCATAGTTCGTCTCATCTTCAAAAGTGTACTCATGAGTAGCACCCATGGAAACAGCAAAAATTGCTACGGCAATTTCTTCAGGGGTGGCGGCAGCAATATCTACTTTCATTTTATTGCTATCTTCGGGCTCTTGCTCAGAAAACCCAATAACATTGCCTTCATTTGTATGAAGAACCCAAATTACACTCGGGCCCTCATAAACAAACTTAGCTGTTTTGTTTTGGGAATAATCGTTCACCCAAAGTTCATTGGGGACGTTTAAGGTAATAGTCTTTTTCATTTAAATCTCCGTTTAACACCAACTAACTCGAACCATTCCGGTTCGACCCCAATCTCCGTACAGATCCGTGGCTCCGCCCATAACGTGAGTGTAGCTTCCGCCTTGTCCTGGATGGCACATAAACCCGGTACACGCTCCACGAGCCGCCGCACCACAACAAGTGCCCGAGCTAAAACTAAGCACTTGAATCGGGGTTACTGTACCAGTGGGGAGCATAGTCGGGGTGGTGCAAGCACACCCATAATGGTCAGTGTCATAGCACATTGCCGCATGAATACTTGGAATATAGAACATAGTTCCACTTGGGGATGTTCCATAGCCACATTCATTTGTGTCAGCCACACGAGTAATCGGTCCGCAAGTGGCGCAACTGTTAGAGTAGCAATACCAATTAAAGTAGGTAGATCCACAAATGCATGATCCAGAAACTGTTCGACCAGCTGCTTGGTAGCGACAGCAAACAGACCCATGTAGGAAAGTCATGTTTCGAACCAAGTTTGCACAACCACCATCTGCGCAAAGATTGGTTAACCCAAATCCAGTAACAAAACTTTGGCAGCCACTAAGTTCTACACACCCTATGCAATAAGCCAGACAACTGTTAGCACATCCCGCACACAAAGTGTACTGGCAACCAGGAACAGCATTAATAATTATTGAAGCATATGCTCCAGTTGGAGCAAAAGGAGAGCCTCCGCAACACATTCCAGCACCGCTGCCCGCACCCGCGCCCCACAATTGAAAGCGTAATTTAGTGGCTCCTCCTGGTACGGTCCATAAACAGCAACGACCGCACCTAAAAAAGACTGTGTCATCATAAACGCAAAGAGATCCGGTTTCGGAAGGAAGCGTTGGTATAACAGAGGGCCATAGGCTAAAGCAATTAGGGTTGGACAATACTGCTTGACGGCTTGTAGGTTCCCCTATAAGCTGCCGCAAAGTCCGATTGGCCTCTCCAATCGCGTTATAAACCATTATGTCTGACATGGCTATTCCTTATGTAACAGTGATTGTATTTACCGCACCGGTATCTGTGTACGTAACAGTTACAGTTTGCGTTATTGCGTTTTTGACTATCTGATAGCTAGTAACAGCTTGTGTTGGAACAGTAAGACCAACGTTAGTGTACGTAATATTTTGGTATGTAGTCGGACCCTCAATGAACGTAGTGTAAAACCCGTTAGCATTGACCACGTCCAATAATGACCTGGTGTAGTTCGTGACTTGACTACCAGAATTATTGTCTACGTAGGTTTTGACTGCAAACTCAGTCGGTACAGCTAAGTTTGTTGGGTTGTTTCCGCCAAGGGTAGGATCTGACGAAAATTCATTGATTGTTTCACCCAACTGGGCGCCGATAGAACCAAGGCGCAGAGAGGTAAGACCCGCCAGGTTAAAGGCGTTGGCGTTAAGAGTAGCCGTACCCGTTGCCTGATCAACGCGGAAATATTCGCCAACTCGGAAGTTACCGTCTTGGTCGGTAGATACATAGTACACCCGACCCGGCAGATCTTCGTTAACCTCATTGCCTTGAACTGGAGGCTGTAATGGGGCATTTGGATAATTGGTGGTTGTGATCCCGCCTGTGCCAATACTCAAAAAGTCGTGTCCGGTTAAGCGGATCTGACTGTAGTTATAGCGAATTGTAACTGCAGCATTGTCGGGGGAAGACGTAGTTTTTTCCTGCGCAAGAGCAATCGAAAGGACACTGGTAGAGTTTACGTATGTGCCGCTGACAGATTGAATAACATAGGCACTCGGATCCCCAGCAATTTGAATGCTTGCACCAGGAAGCGGGGCCGCACTAAACCCATCTGCAACCAGTAAATAACCCTTTTGGTCGGATACACCACTGGGAGCAATAACCAGAGTATTTCCCAAACCATCATTGATGGTTTCGTTATTTTGGAAGTTTGCAACGGAGGTCTGGTTATAGTAAATCTTGCCAGAATTACCTTGCAGGTTGGTCACGGTACCCGTAGCGCCAGAAGTAACGCCAGTGATCGTGCTGCCAACAGCAAATCCTGTGGTGATCGGGTCGATAGTAACGGTTAACTGCTTACCATACAAAGCCCCAGCCTGCGGGGTTTCTGAAGCAAGGAAGCCAAAAGAAACGGCTCCCCATGTTCCATAGGAGTTGTTGCCGTTCAGGGCGCGGATAATACCACCGCCAGACGATGCGTATCCAAAGTAAGCATAATAAGTAAAGCACGAAACAATCTCGGCTCGACCACCGTCTTTAATCCAGTAGCCAACACCATTATCAGAAATAACGGTGTACCCGTGGAAGAGCATTGATTTGTATCCGGAGGCTTGAGTAGAACCGTCTACAAAAGCACCAATTAAACCAGCGCCAATTGCCGAACACTCAAGAATGTACGGAGACTTTGTCGTAACCGGGGAAGCAGGATTTAACGCCGCCACAATACCGCGTGGAGTAGACGTGGTAATGTTTCCGGGAGTAGCGCCCGGAACCCAGCCGGTCATTCCAACAAACGTCATCTTATTAAGAATAGACGCATTGGACATTAAGAACATTGTGGCCTGGTTGTTTGGAGTAATTCCGTCCGCAGCTAATCCAGGACCAGGTTGAACAATTACAGTACGCTGGTTATCACCAACGATTGCCGTTCCAACAGGGACAATGATCGGAAGTTGAGTTTGGCTATATGTTCCGGTCTTCACAAAAATTGTTGCGTTACCACCAGCGGCAGCTGCAGCCGTACAGGCAGCTTTAATCGACGCAAACGGAAGCGTCATGCTGGTTCCTGGATTGGAATCATTTCCAATCGGGGAAACGTAGTAAACCTTTGTAGAACCTGTCGGATTAAGCCACGAAATATCAATACCATTAGCAGCTACGCTAAGGGCAAATCCTTCTAGCCCCGGGGTAATGACCGGATAAGCCTGTTGATCTCCTTGCGCTAAAAACTGCCATTTACCGGCTAAGTAATCGGTATTAAAGTTTCCACCGGAAAGGTTGTCTTGCATACAGATGTATGAAGACGTGGAATTAAATACAACATCATTTACTAAATAATTGGTGGCACTTGTCCAAGCACCACGCCACCGAATACCACTATTGAAAATTACCCATTTTCCTGCGGCGAGATCAGTAGCAAATACACCAGAAGTGTTGAGGATTAAGCACTGATATGTATTACCGCCATACGTTACGATATCGTTGGGATAATATAAAGTTGATGTAGTCCACGCCCCGCGCGTACGGATAGTATCAATAAATAGCGTCCAATACGTGGCATTTGGAGGAGCATTTCCGGTAGTATTTGCAATACATTCGTAAATGTTTGCACCATACGCAACCAAATCTCCGGGGACATATGCGGTGACATTGCTATATACGCCAGCAGGTGAAATGCCTTGAACAAACGGATCCCAATAAACGGTGTTTGTCGGGAGATTGTTGTTTGTAGTTTGTTTAGCGATGTAGGCTGATGGGCCGTAGGTAACTACGTCGTTAGCCTGATATGTTGTTAATCCACTATATACGCCCTCAAACTGAATTCCCTCTACAAATTGGGACCAAATAAGAGGCCATAAATCAGGTTGTTTATTGATGTTGTCGGAAAGAGCTACATAAACAGTAGAGCCGTAAGCGACCGCATCGCCAATGTAGTACTGGGTTGCGTTGTTCCAAGCGCCAATAAAGTTAATACCTTCGACCATCATCGCCCAGTAGAGCGGGTCGGTAGGCTCATTACCGATGGTCTTTACGGTGTTAATGTAGACATAGACGTTACCACCGTAACGTACAACGTCGTTTAATTCGTATTCAGTTAGGGCATTGTAGTTACCGGCCCAGTAGAACCGAAGTTTTCCGAGATCAATAACAGTAGTCATATAAACACCATCTCCAAGTGACCTTTATTTCCCCACTGGAATTGAAAGGTACGGGTTGACCAGATCCAATTTACATATTCATTTGGACCAACAATGTATTCGGGTTCCGGCAAATTAACCGTTGACCCATCATTAATAATGTCTACATTCAGGTCGCCTGTGGCCTGAATAAGCTTAAAACCATAAAAAGTCTGGTTTGCATAGTCGGGTACGGTATGTGTCTCAATGCTCATCAGACGCCCTCCAATACAGAAACTAAGATGTCAAACCCGTTTGCCAGGGCGGTGGAGGCTTGAAGCGTGTCTCCTGTTTGCAACACAATTTTGTTGCCCCGCATCAATTCTTCGGTTTCCCCCGGGCCTACACGGAATTCCTTAATTATGTACGTATTATTGCCTCCCCGTCTATGCCATACGCTTATCGGCAATTCTGTGGGGTAGATGTTGGCAGCATTAAGGCCAATAACCACGGAGTTGGACACCGCCGTGTGAATGGTGGTGGAAGATACTCCTAGATTGCGGGTAGCGGTACTTTTAAATGTGGCCATTTTTAACCCAATGCAATCGCAAAAATAATTGCTGATCCGGCCGGGTCATAAACCAATGATCCGTCCGCATTATTGTAGACAGCTCGTTCGGCGGGAAGCGTACAAAAGATTTCTTTAGTACCGGCCGAGAAATTAACGATAACGTTACTATTAGAACTTGTCAGGATTAGATCCCGGGACACCTGGGTACCGTCAAAAGTACCTACGCCAACTTCCCACTGCCCGGCCGAATCATTTGTAATTGTGTAGTAAGTGGTATTTCCTGCCCCGATTGCAGCAGCGAATGTTGTGTACCCAGTAAATGCCCCTGAAGGCGTAAAGGGACCCGTACCAATACTTGTACTGGTTTCCCTGACGCGATCAGAAAGAACTAAGGGCATTTATTAGACCAGTCTAATAACAGCGGTTGTAGACGTCGGGGCCGGGAAAATGACTGTAAAGTCACCGTCCGTGGCAGTTTTATCCGATCCAAAATCAAATACCGCCACGGCTTTATCTGCTTCCGTACTGTTGTAAATCAGGCATCCACGGGCAGTTAAGGTAACGTTCGGGAAAGTCAGATCATTAAAATCCAGGAACGCGGTAGTTCCAGACAGGCTCACCCCCAAACTAACCAGGGTTCCTCCTCCCGCAGGATAGTTTGTTCCCACGGAAGAGACTTCGTTGGAGGTGGTATACACCGTGGTAGCTGCTCCAATAGTGGCAGCAGAGGTGTAAAGAGCCAGCTTAAATGTATCTCCACCCACGGCCTCAAAGTCATGGATGCCTTCAAACAGCTGTTGCTTAAAGCTTGAGCATATTGCTTGGGCGATTGGCATGTTATTTCTCCAAAAGTTTAACTAAATCATGGTGTCCAGCCATTTTTAGTCGCGAAATTAAAGTGGTTCTATCTGACCGAATAGCCTGGCCCATGTAATGTACCAAGATAACTCTAATCTGTTCTTTAAAAGCTTTCGCCTGATCGCGGATAACTGGATGAACATTTTCACCGACGTGAAGAATTTTTTCCAGCGCCTGATCGGCTAGTTCTTCTGGAGTAAATCCTCGGCTACTAGTTGTATGAACGGTAACCCCGTTCATCATAATTGGCATTTGTACGTCCATCATGGCCCCGGACTAGGTGATTTAATAGGAATTCGTGCCATTCCATCACGGAATTCGTCACGACGACGACGGCCCTGTTGTTCAATACCAAGACCTTGAATAGCTTGTTTATAGCTATTTTCAAAATAAGCCATCATCTCTGGGGGCCCTTTTGTGTAGCTATAGGCCTGGATTAAGCAGGCATACAACAGGGCTTCTGGCGCAAAAGTGCTAATCCAAGTATTGGGCTGCAGTGGGGAAATCTGTTCCGGGCGTCGGATATAGCCTAATTCAACCGAATATGCCAAATTTGGTGTAGGGGCAATATAAAAACTATCTTGGTCCCAAATGGAATAGTACTTTGGTACACCAATGTCATTCCCATCGGGCCAATACTCTTTCATGAAAGAGGTATCCCGAAAATCCAAGAAGATCTGATCATTAGTGACCGGAACAGTAATCATCATGTACCGATGAGTAAGCATGTCTGACGGAGCGCTCAAAAACTTATTATTGGCCGTCATATTTCCTGTAACTTCTCGCTTAAATACATCTAAATCAATATCACGAAGGATACGATTTTCCGCCATAGTTATGAACGTATTAATAACGGGATCAGAAAACACATTGGAATCAACCTCCGTGTAGTTTCTGATATTGGCCACTAATTCTGTGTAGTTCATGTTATGAGGACCGTTAGAGTTCCTGTGCTTATTTGACTAATCAAGGCCTGGGTTTGCTGTTCGGGCTGCATGTTAACGGTGTTATTTGCCGTCCCAATGCTTTCAAATGCCGAATCACCTGGTGCGCCAAGATACACAGATAATGGCTCAATTCTGTCGGGACGTGGCTCGTATAAGGCAATTGCGTCACCGTTGAACTTGAGGGGATTAAGCTGCGGTTCTTTAGGCTCGTAGTCTTCTGGGCATACTTTGTACCCGCGCCAGTTTTTGCGCAGAATGTTGTATGCATAGCGTTGCCCGCAGTAGTCGCATAAGCCATAAGAGAATTTTCCGGTGGCAAAGGACACATTAGACCCCCAACTCAGGCACGAAGCTTATCCGCGCAGTTTCTCTATCCTCTGCGGCAGCTCTGGCCCATTCTTCTTCGTAAATTTGTTTTAACGCAGGGGTTCGATCTGCAGCAAACTTAAGAGACAAATAATAAGCCAGGCCGGCTGCCAAACAAGGTAGGAATCTGAAGTTAACGTCTGCCGTATTGGTATATCCGCCAGCATCTTGGATACGACGAATACGGTAGTACCTAAACTGATAAGGTCCGTTGTTATCCGGGCTGGGATAAAAATAAACCTTAGGAATGTTTGTACGCTCCACGTAATACTGCGCCGGTCGAGCCTGCGTAGATTTATCCGGAACGTCTAAATACTCTGCCCGTGTAATTGGATCAAGGGTGATATCTGTAGTTTGGCCTTGAGAAAAATCTCGTATTACAGCCGTTAGAACTTGAACAGTATCTGTGGGCAACGTGATCATTGTCCCACCTTGAGTCAAATTGTAGGTTGCTTCTTCGATGGTCCACAAATTTAATCCTCGATTGGCCCAGTCTAAAAACATAAGGTTAAGCGATCTACGTGCGGTGGTTAAATGATGACCAGTAGTCATCTGCATCCCGCAACGCTCAAACGCCTCCTCGACTAGCTCATCAATCGAGAGATTAAATATAGTGGTACCAGAAGTCGCCATTACGCGCAGCCACCTTTACGGTAACCCTTGACCATTCCGCCGCCCATCATTCCCATAGCCATTTTTTTACGGGGGCTAACTGCCATGCCGCCTTTGGCCATCAGGAGAGGACCGCTTGTTTTGCTGGTCTTCGAGATGTATTTATTTTTGGGACCGGATTCTACGCATCCGCCGCCTTTACTTGCAATTCCCATACCTTTGCCGGCCATGATTATTTGCCTTTCTTCATTTTCTTTTTAGCTGCGCCGCCCTTTTTCATGCCCATAGGCATCGCCGGAGCCATCATTTTCATGGCTCGACCTTTGGCATCGGCGGTCTTTCGCTTGAGAGCACGCCCCTCTTTATCCATCATTGACTTTTTCATTTCTTACCCTTTCTCGCCGTTTTGGCGGATTCACGAAAAGCTTTCGCCGTTGGAGCACCCTTTGAACCTGGCTTACGCATTTTTTCACCTGATCCAGCTGCAATACGTTTACGTTTTGCATGGATATTGGCATAAAGGCCAGGTTTAGCAGGCATATCAATTATCCTTTTTGAATAAGGCGGTCAATTTTCTCTTCAAGGCGGTTAAACCTTGCGTCAATGTGTTCAGTAATTCGCTGAACTTCTTCTTTAGTGACGTGATCACGGGCCACCTCCACTCGAGTTTGGTTTAGCGTCTGCTCAATTTGCTCAATTTTCTTAAATTTTTCTTGAGCCATATACCAAACAACGGCAAAAAAAGCCGACGCTAGGGTTAGTACTAGGTTCCAAATAAAACTTACTGAATCCATTTAGCATTTCCACCTTTTTCTCGCTTGACGTAAACGGCTATTTGGGTCCTTTGCTGCTTCTGGAAACTGCTTCATTTGACCAGCGGATCTTGCGCAAAATGACTTGCGTCGTTTCGCGCGGGCGGCGGAGGGTTTATCTTCGGTGACAGCGGTCTGCAACTTGCTTCCAGGATTGGCGCGACGATAGGCCGCCACGCCTTTCTTGGTCATTCCAGCCCCCTGTTTAGTCGGACGAAAATTGCCCGACTTAACCGAAGTTTTAATTCCCATGCCCTTAGCCATTAGGCCGCCGCTCCGCCATAAAAGAACAGCGTTACGCTTGTAACTTCTGCATTGTTAAAATCAACAAAGACGCCCGAGTCAAATACAATTCCCATATCAGGAAGAATGAGGTCATATGCCCCCGCAGCACCAGGGGTGTTGATCGTCACTAAAGCTGTTCCAGCAGACGTAGACCCATTTTTCAAGCTGAACGAAGACGCTGTGTCGGTACAGGTGTAATAAATTCCAGCTACACGTGTTCGCCCCGAAATAGCGTCATCATCTGACGTCTTGGTCACCGCACTTATATTACTGTTGCTCATACGAGCCTCCTAATTAAGCAGGCGTTACGAGACCACTGGCGTCAGAAGGTGCCCAAGCAGAACCTGCAGTTGAACCGGTTGCGGTATAAATAATCCCCGTGGCGTAATCAACAACCATCTTGCCGGTGTACTTACCTGTGGTATTAACTGCGTTGGCAATTGCGCCAACGGCCGCTGCAGATGCCGTGGAAAGAGCAAATGAAACCCAGGTAGTTACGCCGTTGCCGTCGGTGGTTAAAACTTGTCCGCTGGCAGTGCCGTCGTTGGGGGGAAGAAGCAGTGTGTAGCTAGAAGCCAGCGAGTTGGGCGCATCCAAAGTAATGGTGTTGCTGTTATTACTCTGAAGCTGGATTTGTGTGGAAGTGAAAGCGCCAATAAATCCGTTTTGGGATTCGACTGGGCCGGAGAAGGTAGTCTTAGCCATTAAAGTAGCCTCTCATGCGAGTTAGGCGCATCTGTCTGCATGACGTCTAGCCGGGACTAGTCAGATGCACCGGTGACCCCGGAATAATGCCAATATACAGTAATTCTACAAAAAAGAAAGGGGTCTTTTGGACCCCTTTCTTACCCGTTTAAGCAGCTCCGGGGCAACCGAAGATACCGCGCGGATCGCTAAAGCCGAAGCTGTAGCGCTCACGTGCCTTGTAACGCACGTTACCGGTGTCAAAGTCGCCTTCGAAACCAGTCTTGATAGCAACGCGCTGGAACATCTTCATGCCGTTCGGGGCATCGGTTTTAATAAACCATGCGTCCGGATCGGTCAGGAAGTGGTTCACAGTGTATCCCTGGGGGATCATGCCCATGTTCTTGATGGCGTTGATATCGTTATCTGCCGTGCCAACGCGGAGCGTGGACTTCAGAATACGATCAGCCGTGAACTGGAGTTCCTTCGGGATGATCAGTTTCAGACCATTGATGGCGATCTTCAGGCCGCGCTCATCAGTAAACGCAGCGATGTCGATCAAAGCCTGCTCCAGAGCCGTCTCGGAAAGGTCGGCAGGAACGAGCAGTTCGTTGGCCAGATCAGGACCAGACAGCGTCGGGTGATCTGTAGCGCACAGAGGCTTGCCGTCACCGCCAATGGAGGTAACGAATGCGCCGTTTAGAACGGCAGCAGCCTTGATTTGCTTGGTTTGAGCCATCGAACGAGCCAGCGACTTGGTATAACGAGCTGCCAGACGGTCGTACAGGTTGTCCTCTACGGCCTCTTCTGTCAGAGCGAATGCCAAGGCGATGGTTTCGTGGGTGTAACGAGCTGCATAGACTTCTTGAGCGTTGTCATAAGCGACACCAGCACCTTCAGTCTTAACAGGAGCGTTACCGAAGCCAGAGAGCATTACTTCCTCTTCAAACGCGCGATCAGAAGTCTCAGTGTCATAGATTTCTGCGTGCTCGTTCTCGTAGTTGGAATACTCCAGGCCAAACAGAGCGTTGAGACCAGGCTCAAGCTCGCGTACTAGTTGGGAACGTGAAATTGCCATGGTTTAACTCCTATCAGGGCGCGGGTGCTGTATTAGCAACGCCAGCGCTGCCATACAGATGAGCGTTAATCTTAACAACTACGTCCACGAAGTTTTCACCAGGGGTGTTTTCCGGTGCATCGTAAAAACCAACGATTTTCAGGACGCGACCAGCAGCTACGTTGGCGATTGTGGACGAATCAAGTTCAGTTCCAGAAACACCAGTAGTTGCGCTGCCTGCGGTATAAGCGATGCTGGCATTCAGACCGATATCGGCCTGCACAACATCCTCATCAGCCTGGATCAGGAACAGTTGATTGGGATCATCAACAACTTCAGCACTAATAGTGCCTGCAGTAATGTTGACAGAACCCGGATAAAAATTGCTCCAAATCGGCTTGCCGGTTGTGGGATCAATGTAGTTACAGCCGTTAAAGACGCCTAGTGCAACAGTGTGCAGTGCAGCATCAAACTTAACGACATAACCGCCTGAGAGGGTGACCAGGTCACCTTGATAAATTGCTCCAGCCTGATTGTCCTGGATTTGGTAGCCGTACTGCTTCTGTGCGCCAGTAGCAGATAGGTTACCCAGGGGCTTCAGACCAAAGGCTTTATCTACGTTTGCCATTTTGTCTATTCCTTAAAAAATTAATCTTCGGCCTTACGAGGGCCACCGAAAGTTACTCTTGACTGGCGTTCCGGCTTGATTACACGCATAGTGTCATGCGCGTTTGTTTTCATCAGGTCGTTATCGACAGCCATCAACTGATCGCTCGTCCGCTGTTGGTAATACGCATTGCGCTCGTCAACGGTTTCTTCAGGGATACGAGCCAGAACTAAATCGCCCACGCCAATAACGCCGGCATGGCGACCATTCTCCATTGTCGGAACCACAAAGTCTGGGTGTTCTTCACCACGAACCAGCTCATACCCCTCGCGGAGTTTTCCAGCTACGTTCTTGTTGTCTTCCAGCCCAGCCGCTTCACGGCGAATCCAACGATGCTTGTATCCCGGAGGAGCTTCGGGAGCAGCTAAACTCGAAGGGCGAACCCATGACTTTTTGCGCTCCGTTTTTTGACGGGTCTCTGCTGCACGCGATGTGCGATCGATTTTTGCTTCAGTCATGATTATCTCCTTACGTACTTAGCGTATTCTTCCAGGGGGACACCTAATTTTCTTGCAATGGCCACTTCACTAGGTGTGAGTTTTATGGTCCTGCGCCCAGATTGGCTCACGGATGAACCGCGAGTTGCAGGTGCAACACCGGGGGCGTCTACATTGGTGTTTACCTGAGGTTTCTTAAACTTATGTGGAAACTCCTTACGGATTCTCCGATTTAACTCATCGTAATACTCATCACTTGACAAGTCAAACCCTTCTCGAGCTAATTGTCCATGAATGGCATAGGCTCCATTAGTCATAACCTCGTCCTCGCCAAACCACTCATTCTCATCCGCCCATTTTTCAGCTTTTGGATCAATTGGCGCCGGTTTAGCGGCGGCAGGGGCATATTGTTGAGTTTGGGGAGCAGCTTCTGCTTGCGGAGCTGCCTGGCGTTGTTGGGCAAGTTGATTTGCCCGGTCCTGTTGAAGAATGAGCTGGGAAAGAAGCTTTTGGGCTTCCACAACAGCTTTCCCGTCTCCTCTTTCCACGGCATCCTGAAGGTTTGCCTCAGCAATAGCCAATTGAGAGTCAACGCGCGTCTTAAATTCAGTCACGTAGCCTTCATCTAGGGTCTGGACCCGTGTTTGAGCTACCTGAAGGTTTGCCTGCATTTGACGGGCATATTCCAGGGCAGCCTGTTCGCGGCGTTCTGCCTCGCGCAGGCGGGCGGTCATCTTGTCAAGACGTTTTTTGACCTTATCGCCATATTCATGGTGCTCTGCAGCATCGTTCTGCCTTTTGGGCGGAGCTTGCTCTTCGACGGTCTCTTCGGGCTGCTTTAATTCAGCTTTTCCGTCTTCTGAGATTTCAACCTCGGCGCCCTGTTCTCCTTCGCCCAGGTTGAATTCCAATTGGTCATCCCCACTGGGGACCTGTACTACGTCTTCTTGAACTTCTTCATTCTCAGGCATGGTGTCTCTCCTTAAACCATGTGCGTGATGTCTTCTGGGTCAGAAATCGTCGCCAGAACTTCATCATCGTTTAAAATTCGGATCTCTCCGCCATCGATGCCAATCCTAGCCCCGGCATAACGGCCAAAAACGATCCAATCACCTTCCACGCACCACGGGCCTTGCGGAAATTTTTCCTGGTCGGCATAGGCCAGAGGCCCTGTAGCTACAACGTAGCCACAAACCGTAGCGATTTGTTGTCT